TATTACGTTATTTTATCTTTTTGAAAAAATTAATCAAATTCTAATATAGTTGTTATGAATATAAGCATTTTGACGGGTAATAGTCTTTCCAGAAGAACAGTTAAACGAAGGAAGGATACAGAGAGGGGCGCGCGAGCGGCGCTCATCGCCTACGGCGATACGGGTTAGACGAAAATATCCCCCGACAATCGAGAGAAGATAAGCGAGGCGCGAACATAAGAAAACCGTCGATTGTGCCGCTAGGCACGGGGGCTTGCCCCCCCCCTCGCCCCTCTGTTAAAACAAACGACAATACATCGTATGCTTAAAGATAAAATCGTTTAATACAGCTTACTTTTTAACTCTATCTTCTTCCTCATCGAATTTAAGATTTCCTCGTTAAAGCAATCTACTGAACGCTTTATAACGTCTACGTCAGTTGAATCATACGCAGGAAGATCTACGACGCTAACATCTACGACTTTACGGATCCTCGCGATGTGTCGGATATATTTCGTTTCAGATACCTTTTCGATATAATCTTTTTCGACGATATAGCCGTAAGACATTTTAGTTATATCTTTACGTCGGATAAGTTCGTAGATGTCTTTTCCTTGTGATGTTACTGCTATATCAGCCTCTATATGCAGTCCTCGATCATCTACGTTAAGACGTAAGGTATCATTCGATGTACGCGCGAGAATCGAGAAGTTATCACTATGATTGTATCGCAGGACTACGTTAGATAGATCCGCGCCGTCGAATGCTCCTGCATCCACTGTCTCCCAATATTCGATTCCATCGAAGGTGTATAGGAGAGTCGCCGCGTTAAATACTGCTGCGTATCCGTCTATCGTCTGTCTCTCGTCTCGTGATGCCGTGAGTTCAGCCGATCGGAATTCTGTATGCTCCATCTCGAATGCCCCTCCTCTCTTGAAAAGTTGTGCGTTTTGCGCTATAATGAGTATACAAAAGGTGCTATCGTGTAAACGGTCAGCCCAATGTTTAGAGGAAAGTAAACCTGCCTATAACTTTGGACGGTACGGGCGGTTTACTTTTTTTGTGTCAAAAGTAACACGAGAACGATAAACAGAAGCAAAGTCATGTTCGTTTCGTTCATGCAATCACCGCCCTTCTAGGGCTTGGATTGACCGCCTACCGAATAGATAGCACCGTAAATATTATACTTGAAAATTCTCGATATGTGAAGTATAATGAACATACAAAAGGCGTTGCCGAGAAACACGGTCAGCCCATATCTTAGTTGAAAGTAACCTACCAACAAGTTGGAGCTAGTGGCGGGTTACTTTTTTATTAGTAACACTAGAACGACGAGCAACAAAAGTGTTAAATTCGTTTCGTTCATAGTCAACCACCTACCCTCTAGGGCTTGGATTGACCGCCTCCGTTCGACAACGCTATAGATATTATACCATATCGGGCATGATTGAGTCATGCCGTTTTTTATTCTATATGGTATTCTTTCATAGTCTCTTTTAGGTACGGGCTCTTTTGTCGCCGCATCCATTTTATAAGTTCCGCTTTTTCGTCGCATTCGGCAGTCGCCGCTATCATTTGACAAGCATACTCATACGGGACACGCATAACAAGGCATCTGCTGTCACAATCCGAAAAGACGCTAATCTGAGGTGTCATGTGTATTTCACTCCGATGTAATCCAGAAAGTCCTTCATTCCTAACTGATTCATACAATAGTCATAAATCTTCGGATGGTTTTCTTTCATTCGCTGAAACCTATTGACCTTTTCGAGATGGCATCCAATCGGGCAAAACATACATCCTGTTCGCTTCTCGCCTGTAGTATGCAATTTTCCCTTCTTGTCCCGTATAATCTCGCCATATACAGACGCAATTTTAATATCGTTATCGACGATATATTGTAACACATCTTGCTCCGTCCAAAAACTCAGAGGGGCGGATCTTTTTCGTCTTTGTGTGTATGCGTTGCATCCCGTATTGATATACGCCCTTTTACGTCTTAGGCTTTCTGTTGCCATAGTACCAATAATGGGCTTTGCGCCGTGTTCTCTCTCAAATTTCTTGAGAGGTCTTTCTTTCATAATCTCGCAGCATATATCACTTATTTTGAACGGGGCATCTAATAAAAAATTCCATTTTCCGTAACGATCCCTTACGTAGCCATTCGGCTCTCCCGTGTCGCATCGAAGTCCGTTCATCTTTCGAACTGCCCACTCGCTACCTTTTTCAGCGTATCGAATGACACGAGCTACATCTTTACTTGGATAGACAAAGCCGTGTTCTTTGATAACTTCACGGAAGCTCATCTCGGGCTTAACGATCGTTACATTGGGCGTATTGATTGCGTGTTGACGTACCTCGGGGAATTCTAGCCCCGTATCGGTATAAACCGCCGGAATATCCGGGCAGACTTCTCGCGCAATATGCAGAAGAACCGTGCTATCTTTCCCGCCGCTATACGAGACGAAGACCTTTCCTTCCCAGTAGTCGTACCATTCTGCGATACGTAGCTTCGTCATAGTTACCTTTTCTTCTAACGGTAGACTCTGTAATCGTTTTAATTCCGCGTCGTCCATGATCCGCTCCTTATTCCTCTTCGTCCGTGTCTTCCTCCTTCGGAGGTCTTCCGACATCGTTCAGGGACTTTAGTTTTCCCATCTGATACTGATCTACGATAGCCGTATTCGCTACGTTGAGCGTCTGCACTCTATCGTCGCCGTCCTCGATCGGAGGCAGGTTCAGAAGTTCGAGACATTGATTCGTCGTCAGCAGTCCGAGCGGACGAAGCTCGCGAATCAGGTTGATTTTCGTCTTCATCTCGCTATACATGAGCCTGTTCCCCGAGAAGTGGATCGCGTAGCCGTCGTTAATCTGTGCTTGCGAGAAGATCTTCCGCGTAAACTCCTGCGATAGGCTTATAGCGATAGGCTCGATCGTGTTCTCGTAGAACGACTGCCATTCTGTTTCTGAATACTTCCCGTTGACGATGTTCTTCGATATGCCGAAGTAGTTATAGATGTTGTCGCGGATATAGTCGAGCTGTGCTGTGTCGGCGGCTTCCGGCTGCGAGTCGATCGCCTGAAAAGTTACCGTATTGTCGGTCGTTATAATGCCGCCCTGCGTACTATCCCGTAGGTTCTGCGTCAGCTCTCGCGCCTTCTGTTTCCATGTCTCCGCTCCGGCTTGTCCCGTAATCGTTGCGATACCTTTTATCTTCCCCGAATTCATAGCCTTGTTCTTGAAGGACGTTTGCAGGACATCTAACGTAGCGAGATTATCCGTAATGTTAGAATCCGTATGCGATATAAAATCGCCGTCTCCGAATGAGTGTCGAATATGAATAATGTCACTGTACGGGATCGTCTCTTTCGTGCCGTTACGGAATGCAAATTTTAGATAGATTTCGTCGTCTAACTCATGCGGTTCAATCGACGAGTAATCTAATACCCATAACGATATAACATTTCGGAATCTATCGCGGTTTATCTTTATAAATGCGTTCTGATTCTGAATTAGATTATAAGCAAGACGATAATAAAAATCGTATGCCGTAATGTATGTATTCGGCGCAAGCGTCAAGACATTCTGTAATACCTTAAATTCTTTATTCGGAGTTCGTTTATTTCCTTCTGTCTTCGTAATCGTCGGCTCTAGCTTTGCTATATGTTTAGCCAATGTCGCGAAGCACGTTTTTAGAAGAATGTCGTTCGAGTAGTCTTGCCGCGTAAAGAAAACCTGCCGATAATCGTTCAGCATCTCGAGGCGTACCGTCTGAGGTTCTTCTTGCTTGTTTCTTCCGAAGATTGCGCTAAACATATTTCGCAGTTCCATTAAATCACTCCTCTATAATATATTACGTTATAATTCATTTTTGTTGTCGAGGTAGAGAACGAAGGCATCCAAAAAGGAAGAATAGCCGTCGATGCGCTTCGTTAAGTTACGATTCTTGTACGGCTTTATGTTGCCCGATGTATCCGTAACCGAGAGTGTATTCAGCAAACACCACTTAAAGATGGGGTTATCGTTATAGATAATGTCGCCGTTCTTGAAGTATGCCTTCGACTCAAACATATAGGATGACAGCCCGATGAACGACTGATTGATCGGCTTACATAAACTCTTCCCGAAGTTTTCCTCGAGCTCTTTAACGAGATACGCGGCGTTATAGCGGTCATAGCCGATCTGATACGCGTATAGTCCGTATTCCTCCTGCAGCTCTAAAAACCATCGGCAGACATCCGACGGGTTGATGATGCGCCCTTCGCACGTCCGTAAAAGCCCGCGCGTTATCCATGCGTCGTAAGGTACGCCGTCCTTGTCGATATGCTCTTGTAACGTGTCTTTAGGGATCCAGTACATTTGATGTATATATAGCTTGCCTTCGTACGGTATGAGCGCAGTTGCCGCCGTGAGGTCGGTCGTCTGCGATAGGTCGACGCCGCCTAAAAAGTATTTGCCCCGGAAGTCGTAGAGGTCGAATGTCTCGCGGTTGTCGATGTCCGCGAACGAGAAGAAGCTATCTCGTGCGTTCTCTCGGACGTTGAACTGCTTAACGAGAATGTCTCGCAGGGTCTTCTCGGATAGCATCGCCCTCTGTACTTCTTGACGCAGCATCTCTATCGACTTAGATATGCCGAGATTCGGGTTCGCCTTTATCCATGCTTCTTCATTGTTGAGCTCCGTCTTTGAGTCCAGTTCGTAAAGCAAGGGGAGCACGGTTTCATCTTTATACTTTCCGTCCTCGTATCCGTCGATGATAGATATATATTCCTGATACTTAGAGTCGAAGATAGAATCCTGCTCGATATAACCGCCCGTAGACATGATAAGAGTTAGAGGCTCGGCGCGGCTATACATACCGCCTTTGACGACATCGTATAGATTGCGGTCTTTGATTGCGTGCAGCTCGTCTAATGCCATAATGGACGGAGATAAACCGTCCATGCTTCCCGAGTTCTTAGATAGCGGGACGAATTTATTAAAGCTGTTTCTAACGACGATTTCGTTCACGCGAATCTTAAAACGCTTATTTAACTCCGGACTCGTGACTATCATCTGTTTCGCGTATTCCCAGATGATTTTAGACTGTTGCCTATCTGTCGCGACGCTATAAACTTCTTGCGCTGCCTCTTGAGAAAATAAAAGGATATAGATAATGATTGCCGCATTTAGACATGACTTAGAATTCTTGCGTCCGACATATAGAAACAGTTCTTTGTATTGCCGTATATGCGTCTCTTTATCTCGGAAGCCGAATAGACACGATATAAGAGCTTTCTGCCATAACTGAAGGATAAACGGCTGTCGTCCGTCTTTATATTTCGGTATGCAGCAGAATGTCTCTATGAACGAGATAGCCTTTTCGGCTTCCTTCTCGTCGAAGTAGTAGTGAGAGTTGACATCATTAAGGTTATCTACGATATGAGCGTAGACCTTCTTTATCTTCTCGCCCGTGACGATCTCGCCGTTTTGAATCTTATCGTTGTACTCTTCTATGTAGTTCGTCGTCTTCACCTCCTTGCAAACAAAAAAGGCACTTGTTACAGTGCCTTAACAAAATGTCTTGTTTATGAATACAATTTATAAATCATTTGAGAAAATCCCGTTTTTTTATCGTCATAAATCAGTTCAAAAGAATTTTCTCGATAAAAGTTTACTAGCCCGGACGCTTGTGTTTTTACGTCGACTAATACGATCCTCCCGCCAATCGTTTCGTTTGCCTTTTGGGCAACGAGAAGGGCTCGTTTTAGTATTTCGTTCCCATCAATCCGATTTTTATGTTTATCGTTTTTCGCTAATTGCCCAATGAGCATTACTGGCAAGGATGATATTTTTTCGCCGTGTATCTTCCCCGAGAATCCATCCAGTGACTTTCTTTGCCTGTTTGTCATTTCCGCAGGAAGGTTGAGCACCTGCAACGCCATAGAAAAGAACGCGACGATCTCAATTTTTCCATGAAGCAAAGAGTGGTCGTCGATAAACAGATACGTTCTACTTTTTGCCACCTCATCAAAAAGAATCGCACGCTTTTGTGAAAAACTCTCTATGTCAATATCCCTAGAGCAAGAAAAAGACAAAAGTGCATCCTCAACAAGATGGCGCGGAGTGCGTTCCAGTAGCTTGCGTAGAGAAAGAAAAAACATTTTCGAGCATCGTCTCGCTTTCTTTCATCTCTTCCTCGATATTCGGCGGGTCAAATATCGGTCTCGGCTCTTTTTCGATTGCCGCAATAAAGCGATCCATACTTTCTTTTGGAATTCTAAATTCTCGGTCAAAACTGATCGTAGCCATTTTCTATACCTCCTTTCATTCTATTATATTGTGTCTGTGTACTTACGTCAACGGGCGAATTTCGCGGCGAAGTCCTGCAGCGCGTCCGTATCCTCCTGCGTACTGCTTAGATACGATTGTAACTGTTTAACCGATGCCGTAAACTGCTTCGCGTATGCCGTGTATACGTTGACGGCGGGACTAATCCGAACGCCTTTTTGCCCGCCTCCGTTATCGTACGGGACGACGACGCCGCCGACGATCGTATCTTCCTGTAGCTCGTCGAGGAGCGCGGCGAGGTAGGATAAGCGGTCGATGAGCATCGTTACGACTGCCTTCGTTTCGCCCGTTTGACTGTTCGCTATTCCGTTTAGCTGTTTCTTGTACTTCTTTATCGTCTTGCGACGTGTCTCTTCTGTCATGCGTTTTCTACTTCCTTATAGTTCTTAAGTATCCAGTCGACGCCCTTCTGCGTTAAATAGTCCTGCTTTTTCGTAAAGCCTTCGTATCCATCGGGGTTAATGAATTTTTCTTTCACGACGAATCGCCCTGCTCCAATTTGATTATCATAAGGGATATTGTTTTGATTGATCGCTTTTATATCTTTTAAGAAGTCGATTAGCTTTTTACGCCCGAATTTCTTAAAATGCGGCTTTAGAATCTTCGCGGCATCCGTATATGTGATGCAGGACGTTGTGTCGAAGACTTTCGCTCTGAATTCGGCTTCTTCGGCGAGATCTTCTTTTAATTGATTATTCTCGATGAGAAGATTTTGCCGCGCCTCTTCTTCCTCGATCCATTTCTTAGCGCGTGCAATTCTATCCTCTATCTGGTACGACGGAGTATCCAGACTATATGAACCTGTCTTACGAATCGCGGGGAGAACTTCGCTTGTCACCCAGCGTTTGAAACGGCGCAACTTCTCTATTCTCTCTTGAACTTCGATGGGGTACGCATCTGACACCCCGTCATGGTTCGCTTTTTGCGGCCGCATTGCGAACAGTAGCGCGTAAAGTCCGCTCTCGTTGATAAGAACTGCCTGCTGCTTGCGCCCGAGAACGTCGGTGATTTGCTCGCGCCGCTTGTCCTCTTCGTCAATGCGTCCGAGACTGCGGTTGTGGTTCTTGTCGTCGAACGCCTCACAGACATCCTTGCCGACAAAATACGGTTCGCCGTCGATTAAAATTGTGCGGACTCTTCCTAGTTCTTTGTTTTCATAAATCTGAATAGCGTTTTCCATTGTGTTTTTTCTCCTTTTACGTCGTCCCCACAAGTGGGGATGAATCCAAACCTTGAGATACTTGTTTACTCTATCCCATCGAATAACCTCGTTGCCACTTGTGGCAATATGCGTGAATCCCTATCCCCGGGCGACTGCTTCAGAGTCGATCCATTTCGTGCCGTTCTCGTTTTGCTCCTTTAATAGCTTCGTAGGTGTCAGAGCGGAATTTTCCGTTCTGATACTTTAATAGCCTTCGCCACTCGTGGCGAAAATCCATTGATGATGTCGTGTAGTTTGAATCAGTCCCCCGAATCAGGGTACTGGTTTTGTCTTCCTCGTTGACGTGCGTCGCGATGGGGTTGTGATTTGCCACCCCGTTTCTCTTCCGTTGTTCCCGGAGAGAATCGCCTTTCCCAACAAGTTGGGAGAATCCGTCGATGATGAACGATTCATTCACCGTTCTGACCTGACGCACTGAAATGGTGCTTCAGCTTGTCTTCCGAGTCGTTTCTGCATCCCCTTTATCGAAGTAAAGAGTTTTAGCATTTTGCTCCCCCGCTCGTTGATGATAACCATTTCACGGTTCTGACCTGACACGTTAAAACGACGGGTCAGCTTATCGTCCGTTCACCCCGGGGAAAATCCGTCGCGAATCGCGACTGTATTCTTTCCCGCGTTTTTCGTAGGTAGATTCCATGAAAAATCTCGTAGCCGAAAATTCGGCTACGAAAATACTCGTTTGTTCCTGCTCTCGTTGAGCGGGGTCTGCGCAATTTTGCGCATACCCTATTTCGGTTTCTATTGCCCTCTAATTGATTTTTATTATCAGTTATATATTCTCTTTCTCCACCGCCGCTGCAAAACCCTAGATTTTTCACGGAAAAGGGAGCGCCGGTGTTAGGTTTTACGCGGGTTTGAGGGCATTCCGGGGGGCTTATTTGCTACCCGGTGGTATGCGCGGTACATCGCGAGTCTTGCCCGCGTCTTCTCGTCCGTTCGTGTCTCGTCTTCGTCCGTCGGCAGCACGTTCCCGTCTGCGTCGAAGGTGTAGCGGCTCGGATGTCTCGGATAGCGTTCGTGTATTGCGTCATGACAGCGGGCGCATACCGTTACGAGGTTGTCGGGGTTGAGCGTGATCGATGCGTCGTGTATGTTGCTCGGCGTAATCTCTTCTATGTGATGTACGATGTTCGCGTTCGGTGTATCGCATACGCGGCACATATAGAAGTCCCGCTTTAATACGAATGCGCGAATCTCTTTCCACTTTGCCGAGCCGTAAAATGCTTTCGCGTAATCTTTAGCCATCTTTTATCGTCGCTTCTTCTATCCGTTGTTTTGCCGCCTCAAAATACTTCTCTTCTTTTTCGCAGCATATAAAGCGGCGTTTCTCGTTAAGTGCTGCGACGGCGGTCGATCCGCTGCCCGCGAACGTATCGAGTACGGTATCGCCTTCGTTCGTATAAGTGCGTATAAGCCATCTCAATAACGGGACGGGTTTCTGTGTCGGATGTATGCCGACCTCTCTCTTGAATTCGAGGACAGTCGACGGATAGCGTTCTGTAATTCCGCTTTTCGCTTCGTATGAATACATTTTCCCGTAGCATTCACTTTCGCGTGTAATTCCTCGACTGTTGTACGCCTTGCCGCTCGTCATCTGCGGGTTGTATATCGGCTGTTTTTTATAGTAGATCTGTATCTTGTCGTGAATCTTCAAGGGCTTTCGTTTCGCATTTAAGAAGTCGGTCGCCTGTGCCTTCTTCCAGATGAGTTCATAACGATACATCTTGAGATTGGACTGCACAAGCGCGGATGAGAAGGGTTCGCCCGCAAATATAGCGATGCACCCATTCGGCTTGATGATTCTTTTGTATTCGTTCCAGAGTGCTTCGAGCGGCGGTATCTTGTCCCATTGGCAACGAGTCACGCCGTAAGGCGGATCGGTTAAAATCATATCGATGCTCTGATCCGGAATCTCTTTCATGACATCGAAGCAATCCGCGTTATAAATATTGTCTAGTTCTATGATAGCTCTCTCCTTTTGTGTTTAAGGTTCTCTATATATATATTCCGTTATCGGTTTCTCTCTGTTTTGTCTATCTCGTTCCTGCCGAGCCGTTAATATGGAGTATTCGAATGATTCCTTTGTATTTCTCTTTCCGGGATGATAGAAATATAGGCGATCGATAAGATAGTCGTATAAGTAGCGGTTATGTCTTTTGTCCGCTTTCGTAATCATATCTAGTATCTCTTTATCCATATAATCGGTATGCGTCTTTATTCGTTGATACGGATTACGGAATCTCATTTTATCGCCGCTTTTAAGGTGCGGTAGATTGACTGAAGGATTTTTTCGGCGCCGATCGTAGATATGCCGAGAAGTTTCGCCGCCTTCTTCGTTTCGTATCCGCGTACATAGACATATTCGATAAGAGAACGCTGCTCGGGCGTAAGATAGCGTTTCTCGAAGATTTCGCAGTCGATAAGAAGCTCTGCCGCCGTGAATGAGCCATTATTGCGTAGTTCGATAATCTCGGCTTTGTTCCGTATCATGTTCCAGATGGCAGATGCCGAGTAGTCGTATTCGTAGTCGTATGTCGGGCGAACTTCTTCCTTACGTCCGTTTCTGCTGCGATAGTTCCCGTCAGTCATCCGTGATCTCCTCCCAGAAGATTTCGAGCCCTTCGCGGATTACGGGATAGGTTATCCAGATAATAACGGCGTGCGTAATCAAAAGTAGTTCGGTCATTTCTGCTCACTCATTTCTTTTAGTGCTTCGTCGATTTCTTCTGTCAAGTCGATGTCGAAGAGGTCTATCCATAAGGAGAGCTTCGCTTCGAGGGCTTCGGGGATCGACTCGAATTTGCCGAGACGAGATGTCTTGCCGTTAATCCGGGCTTGGATAACGTACTTCTTGCCTTCCTTGAATATGTTCGTGTATCCTGTCTGATTATTGCTTTTTACGCTACGATTACGGGCATTGAGTTCATGAGAGACGATACGGAGGTTTTCGCGCCGATTGTCGTCCTTATCGTGGTTAATGTGATCGGTCGGATTCGGAGTGTCGTTTTGAGTAATGAGTCGATGCAGATAGAGCTTCTTCTTGCATCCGTCGACGCGAATATACGTAGCCCAGTACCCCGTAGAGGTATCTTTGCGCCATCTATAGCGGCGAGCGAGTTCTGCGTCTTCATCGTCGATGATACATTGATTGTTTCTGTGTTCGATAATCATTGTAGGTTCATCCTTTCGGTAATTGATAGTTATTAAGAAATTATCCTTATGCCTATTCATTACCGAGTGATAAACCGCTATTCTCTATTTTTTAGAAAAAACACACAAAAAGCACGAAAAAATTTTTCCGTGCTCGGATGTCTTGTATTCTGTTATCTATTTTTATGCTGCGTTCCGGATGTTGCGGAAGACGTTCCCGTCGCAGATACGATGAAGACGCTCGAGTTCCTGCGTCAGTTCTTGGATCTTGTCGGATATGTCGCGTACGAGATAGGTATTCGTATGCTTCTTATCCGTAGCCTCTACCTTAGAGATGATGCCCGCACGCTCGAGGACGCGAAGCCTATTGACGACCGTCGCTCTCGAGGCTCCCGTTATGTCGGCGAGATGTTGCGCCCCGAGCTGAAGATTTACGGCGTAGATGTCTGCGATTCCCGTTTGTGCGGCGCGTTCCTTCCATAGATTGATGATCGTCTCATAGGTCGGAATGAGTATTACGGCATAGCCCGTTGCTTCGTCTATTGCGGCTCGGGAGAATGCCCCTAGGTTCTTCTCGGCTGCTTCCTCGATGGCGATTCCGGGATGCTTGTCGATCGTGATCCCGTAACATCCCGCGAGGAAATCGAGCGCCTCCCTGTACCCTACGCCCGCGAGTTCCTGTACGATGCCGATGATGTCGAGCGACTTCTTCGTCGCGTGGTCGTAGTAGACATAGTTGTTATCTCTCTCGAGGATCGTGCAGCTCGGATGACGATCGACGCGAAGTACGGAGCAGAATGCTTCTCCGGTTCTTACGTCGAGCTGAAGGAAGGCGCGAAGGTCGAACTGCTTGAGCATCGTGCGCGTATCGTGTACGGATAGGATGAGTTCATTGTATTTAGGAAGGAAGTCGAAGAAGGAGACATCGAGCCTCTCGATCGCCCGCGTTACATCCGACGTAGCGATTACGGGCTTGTAGCATTCGGTCGGGGACGTGTCGCGCATAACCGTTTCGGGGAATGCGGCGCGAATCTCGTCGAGTCCGTAGCGTCGTCCGAGGCTCTTGACCGTAACGAAGTACGGCGCCGAGTCTTCCTTCTTATGGAGCGTGCAGGGCATTCGCAATACGCGAGGCGCGTCCGTCGCGGCTGCGTCTGCGTACGGCGTGATGTGATCGCGGATGTACCGATATACCGCCCGTTCCGTCGCTTGCCATTCGTTCAGGTCGATGTCCTTGTCCTCGTCTCGAAGTGCGTAGTAGATATGATAGCCGTTTCTCGTGTCAACGATCGCGGAAGGCTTGAGCGGAAGATTCTGTAGGGCTTTGTCGAGTGCCTTCTTCTGCTTGAAGACGGCGAAGTCTTCGAGGTGCTCGTTATCCTCGTTCCGGAAGTCGATGTCTACATAGAACGCATTGAAGCGCTGAATCTGCTCGGCGCGGCGGTCTTCCGTCACTCTCGGCTTGAGTGTAATCGTCCTTCCCGATACGCGCTTAGTCCTGTTTTTTTCCGTGACGATGCGCGGCTCATTGACGCAGAACCATACATTCGTTTTTATGCGCTCTTTATTGTAGGCTTCCCAGAGCGTTACATTCGCATTCCCGAATTTCTTCCCGTACTTAGCGGAGAAGTGATGATAGTAGCGGCGGTTATCGAGGTCGATTCCGAGAAGGTTATAGAAGTCGAGCATCTTGTCTACCTCGTGCAGCGTGCTCTCGTTGCTGTCTAGCGGCGTCTCTCGCAGGTCTTCTTGGATCGTCTCCTGATACTCGCGCTCTTTATCGTAGGCTTTTTCGTCGGTTAGCTCCTTGATCTCACGATAGAGCTCTCGTGCCTCTTCGTAGTGATCTTCATATAGGATCCAATTCAATGTAGCGTCTGCAGCTCTTTTTAACGGCGTGTTATCGTTATTTTCATCTTCGTAGTAGTCTGTAGTCGATATTCTATCTTTTAGGTCGTTGATATTGTCAATATAGGTTTGATAGATGATGTTATAGATATCTTCGTTCATGATAATTGAGTTCTCCTTGTTTTTGTAGATTCGATGCAGATAACGGAGAGAGGGCGCAAAAAAACGCGCCTATCGCTTTGATGCGATATGTTCGCGTCCTTCGTCGTTCGCTCTTCACTTGTAACATTACGTGTCAACTATTCCGCTATAATACCTCCTTTCAGAATTTTATGTTTTTATAGTAGCACATCTTTAATTTTTTGTCAAATTGATTTTTTAACTTTTTATTCAGCATTTCTCTCCTTCTTCCTCTACGTGTCAACTCTCAATGATAACGGTACTTTCGCAGCATTCACACGCGCTTCTATTCTATATTCGTGATACCTTTTCTTTACAGAGAGGCGAAGGGGGGCGAGCCCCCGTGCCTTACGGCACAAATCTATCGTCCCTCGTGTCAACTCGGATGAATAACAACGATGAATATTCATCTCTTTGTTTTGTCCGTATATGTTCGCGCCCGTGTACTAATCTCGTAAACCCTTGTCCTATAAGGATTTAACCCGTATCGCCGTAGGCGATGAGCGCCTGCGCTCGCCCCTCTCTGCATCCTTCCTTCGTTTAACTGTTCTTCACAAGAAATATTACCCATTAAAAAACCCTATATTCATAACAACTATATTAGAATTAAATTAATTTTTATTTTA